TGGCCCCCGCACACCGCAGACCCCGTCCCAGAACGCCCCGGCGGCCTTCATGTAGTCGGTCGTGGACGCTTTGACGATCTTCAGGTCCATGGCTTCGCCCTCGGCGATCAGTGACCCCGCCGGGCCGGACGCGGCGATGACCAGCGCGCACGGCTGCCACTTCGCGACCAGATGCTTCAGGCGCCCCAGCACCCACCCAGTGCCGGGCCGCCGGTCGATGACCTCCACGTGGCGGAGCCGGTCCTTGCGCATGCCAGCCACCGCGATCGACGTCCAGGTCCGGGCCCGGTTGCACGCCACCGCGAACGCCACCGGGTCACGGGCCGACGAGCCCTTGTCGTAGGCGTCCTGCCAGTCCGACTCGGGGATGAGCGCCCAGCCCTGCCCCGCGTCGGGGGGCCACAAGCCCAGGTGCTCGGTGTCGAACTTCTGCGGCTTGCCGGCAGCCTGAAATGCCGCCAACTGCTTGGCCAGGAACCACTCGGAGATCCGGATGCCGAGCGCCGGATTGCAGTCGTACCAGACGTCACGGTCCGTGCGGTCAAAGTTCTCCGGTGGCGACCACTCATACACAGCGATCCGGTCGTCGCCGCTCTCCGCGCGCTTACGAACCGATGCCAGCATTGCATCTTCCGGCTCTGGGCCGATGTCGTCATCCGGCGGCGTAGTCGTATAGATGATCTGCGGGTTCGGGATCGTCGCCAAGGTGGGAGTCTGTGCGGCGTACTGACCGACGGTGAGCGCCCACGCCTCGTCGAAGATGTTCTTCGAACCGGTGAGACCGCGGCCGCTACCGAGCGTGCGCGCCACGAACTGCAGTCGCCCGCCGCCAGCGGCTCGGGTCAACTCGATCGACTCGTCGCCCTTCGACCGGCTGATCATCTTGACCCGCTTGGTGAGCCAGTCGGAGCTCTCGATGATGTCCTGCAGCCTGCGGAAAGCGGCGGTCGACGTCTTAAACTGGTGCGCCGAGTGCAGGATCAGCGGGTCACGGAAGAGGAAAAGCCCGCCGAGCTCGATGGCCTCGGTGACGCCGCCCTTGCCGTTCTGGCGGCTGACCAGCACCAGGAGTTCGTAGGCCGACCACAGGTTGTCGGCGCCGACCCCGAAGGCATCCATGACGATCCTGGCCTGCCACTCGTCGAGCGGCCTGCCGATCTGGGACATGAAGTCGATGACCTCGTCGCCGTAGGTCTTGACGTAGGGCGTGGCGCTATGGACCCGCGGCGCCTGTGCGCCGAGTCGCACGGCGGAGGGCGAGGTCGTCGGTGACGCCAGCAGCGATCCGGTCAAGCTTGCTCACCTCCCGGCCGCCGGGAAGGGCATCCAGCTCGGCGATCACCGCGACAAGACGCTGCGCCAGCCCCGCGGCGGTGCGGTCACTGGCATCCACGAGCAGCTCGGCGAGCTTGTCGCGGACGGCCTCCAGCGAGGCCCGGCGGTCTCCGGACCGCACGACGACCAGAAGGTCGGGATTGACGGGAATGCTTGGCCTCTTCGCCACCAGACCCCCCTTCACAGGGTGAAGGTGACTGAGAGTTACCCGTCTATGTTTACGTACAGTGACTGTCTACTATGGACGTCCACAGTGGACCGTGGGGAATTTGCCGGGAGAGAGAAATGGATCTCGACGGTCCTGGTCGCGCGGTTGCCTAGCCAAAAAACTGGCCGTTCTCGCCCGGGTTTGTCCACATTTCGCGCGTCGTTGCCGTCACCATGCCCGAGACGCCGTCCTCTCGGCCCGACTACGCCCATCCCTCACTGTCTGTGCTCGTACACCTGTCCCACTACCCTCTACACTACGTAACGCATGGGGTAGGGGTACCTGTTGCTCTGCGTAGTCACGCCTCAGTGCCTCGATCGCCAGCCGGGTACGCCCATAGCTCTCCGGCCTGTCCCTCTTACGGGAGTTGCACCGGTTGCAGAGCACCTGCAGCGGACCGTTCTCCGGACCGCCGCGGGCCACGGCTACCGCATGGTCGGCCGTCAGATCCACCGCCTGATGCGCCGGCACACCCCACCCAGGACACCAGTACCCCACCGTGTTAATCCACTCCTCGACGGTGGCCTTGCGGCGCTGCCGCTCGGCCCACGTGTAGGTGGGGCGACGCGCACGGGGCTTGGACGGTCGGGCCATGGGGGTTCAGTCCACGTAGGGCAGCAGCATCGCCACACCCAACGCCGCGGCGCCGATACCCACCAACCGGGCGTTGGCCAACCAGGCTCCGATACCGCAGACGATGATCCCTACCAAGACCAGGATGAGACCCAGCATGGTGGAGCCTCCTCACGGGTAAGGGGGACCAGATCCATTCACCGAGGAGGATGCGGCGCGGTCGATTCAGGCGGCAGATGCCCGGCGGTGCGAGTACGGCGAGCGGCGGGTCCGGCGCTCCACCTCCAGCACGTCACCCGCACGGTACAGCGGACGGCCGGAGCCGTCGGTCGCCGCGATCGGCAGGAGACCAGACCGGCGCCACCAATTGACCAGCTGCCGACTTACGCCGGCCAATTGGGCGGCCATATGCCCAGGCAGGTGGGCGTCCAGATTCACGCTCACCCCGCAACGCGAAACAGTCCCGGGCCGAAGCTCCGGGACTGGATTGGGCATGGTCATCCATGCGTCATGGTAAAGTCGAAGTTCGCGCAGGTCAAACAGGCTGGCCCGCAGGGTCCGCCCGCCGCGCGTGATACCTACGCCGAGCCGCCGCACGGTCACAAGCACGGCATGCGCGGCCGCCACGCTTACTAACTCGGGTATTTCCGGGCGTGAACTCATGGCCGCGTATGCACTCCGTGGTCCTGGAACGTTGCGCGACAATGCCCACACCGCGCAACACGTTTTCGCCGCGCGTCACCGGCTGCAGGTGGCCAGGATTGACACATAACGGGGTGCGGCACAGATGGTCCAGTACCAGTCCCTCCGGAATCGGTCCGCGGAAGGACTCGTAGGCGAACCGGTGGGCGCGCACCTTCTTGTGACCGATGCTGAACTCGCCGTACCCGCTCCGGGTCGACCCGATCCAAAGCCAGCATCCAGAGGATGCCGTGACGACGTACTTCTCGTGGAACCTCTCGACCGGGCTCCGGGGAACCTTCACGAACAGCGGGTCACCGTGATCGAAGTTGCTCTTGTAATGCCGCCTACACCAGCCCTTGGCGTAGTGAGGTTTGCTGCAGCCGATGATTAAGCAGATACGATCTGCCACGTGCGACTCCTTGGAAGTCGGATCACGCCCCGGGATGTTCACGCATCGCCGGGGCACTTCCCCCAGCGTCGCACTGGCGTCCGACAATTCACGCCGCGCCGTCGAGCAGATCTGCCGCAGCCACCACGGCGAGCCTTTGGTACTCAGACTCCGTCCACAGGCGGCCGCAAGCCCCGCACTCGATGTACTCACCGCCGGCCTCACGATGGAGCGCCATGCGGTCACACTCTGCCGACGGGCACGGAACCGGGAGCCGGAAGACCACCTTCGCGACGTTGAGCAGACGGCGAGTGACGCGGACGAGCCGCCTTATGTCATCCGCAAATTCCTCTATCGCTGGGTGCGAGTCACACGCCCAGCGGAGCCGTTCACCGGACAGCCAAGCCGCCATCGACGCCACCACGGGCGTCGGCGGGTTCTCGCCCACATCCCGGGCCTCGCACCAGTCCCGGGCCCAGAAGTCCAACACGGTCAGCACCGACAACGAACCCACCTGCAGTGGGTCCCCGCCCTCTGTCGCCCAATTCACCGGCTGCGGCGGATCCTGCGGTCGCAGACCGGGAAGGCCGCGGGCGTCGAAACGCATCCGCACACCCACCGACCCCGGCCGCACCGGCAGCAGCAGATCCACCACATCCAGATTCGGTGGAACCGGAGCGTCCCGGGAGCCGGAGACCTTCGTCGACTCCCCGGAACTCCCCGGGGACATCACCGACGGCAGGAGCGCGTACAGGTCAGGCAGCTCCCGAAGATCAGACGCCAACCGTGAGCGGCACGAGTCGCAGACAGGCGGGAAGTGAGGGAGCCGGGGCTGGCCGGACGGATGGAAGATCGGGCAGAGCACACAGGCCGACA